GCAGCGAACACCAACCGGAGCCGTAACCACATTAACGAGCCTAATGCGGATACAGGAATATTTTACCATTAACTCCTGTATTACGCAAGCACAGGAGGAAAATATTTATGAACATTGAAAACCAGAAGGACAAGCCAACATGGGAAGGGCTGGAGCAGTATTTTGCGGTGGAGGTTATCGAGCAGAGCAAGAGGAATGCAAAGCATTGGTTTATAGCGTTCCTGGTAACGCTGGCGGCGCTGATAGGCACCAATGCTGCATGGCTTTATACCGCGGGTACATATGACTATGTTTCCCAGGATGGCACTGGACTGAACAACATCAATACAGGAACACAAGGAGACTTAGAGAATGGGACAGAGAGCCAGGATTAAGAAGAACGGCAAAAGCCGGGGAATCAAGAGGAAGAGAAGGAGATAAACGATGTACATCAATCCGTTTGTAGCAGGAGTTGTTTGCACTGTTTTTGCAGAGATACTAATAATTATAGCAATAGCGCTTTACCAGTATTTTAAGAGTTAATGGCGGTGTGTGGTACACAGGTCCAGGTTCGATTCCTGGCATAACCATGGTGGAAAGTAAGAGGGTGCCGGTTCGACTCCGGCCGCCGCCAACTTAGGATTTGGAGGAGAAAAATATGATTGATATTTATGTTGATGATGTTCGCTTAAAGGAAATCCAATATAAAGAAAAGCAGGTATTGAAGTTTGTAAATGCTGAAAAGGACGAAAGTGTAATGATGGTAGTTACAAACGATGAATTAGTCAATATGTATGACAGAATAAAAATGAGATGCGAAACATTGAATTTGATACCTATCATTAATTCGTAAAACTGAAATTAAGGAGGAAGTGGAGTGAAATCTAAGAAGCCGTCAGAATGGCAAAAGGACAGCATACGGCTACTGATAGAAGAAGCCAAAATAAGAAATAACTTTGATGATGATGAGCTGGCCTTGTATTTGGGGTTTTGCACAAGCTCGTTTAGAGAGCGTAAAGCCAACCCTCAAAAACTGACAATAGAAAAATTGCAGATACTTCTGCAATTGACCGGGAAGGAGATGAAATTTGTTGAAACAGCTTGAATACATACCTGTTGGTAAAACACACTTAAGCCCACGGCAGAAAGACCGTATGATTATTCGCGGATTGACCGCTGCGGTGATGGTCTTAAGCGGATTGCTGGTGATATGCATGGCGGTGATATTATGAGCCGCCGCCGGAATGGCACCAACCGGGCCGGAGCAATGACAAATGCCAGTCGGTACACTGGATATGGTAAGCCAATAAAAAAGGTCGTCAGCTTGACAGAGCTAAACGACCGGATACAAAAAACAACTCGGTCTGATTATATCAGAGATTATGGAGGTTTTCAAGATGGAAGATAAGTATAAGATACTATATCACTATCTTTGGACACGTTTTAGAAAAGAGACTGCACAAAAGGCCATAGATGCAGCTACTAGTGAGGTCAAAGAGCATTATGACCAAATATTAGAGGATATGGCTGTGATAGAGGCAGAAGTTATTTTGGAGGAATATTGTGAATAACAGTCAATGTGATTCTTGCGGATGTTTTCTTGACCCGGAACGCTGGAAAGAATGTGATAAATGCAGGGAGAAGGACAGAGAACGTCATAAACAGCATTATAAGGAGATTATAAAACATGAATCTGGAACACAAGACGATTGACGGTACTGCAATGGTATCTTATCTCCGGGATAGACAGTCACACTTAAGCATTGGAAGTGCTGCAAGAAAGGAGCTTGAAATGGCTGTCATCTATATAGTTGGAACGCTCATGAAGGAGGGCAAAGATGGAAAATCTTGACTTATACCAAAAGGTCCGTTCTGTCCCCGATAGCGCCAAGAAAACCATTAAGGGAGGCCGTACAAGCGGTATGACCGATATTAACCCCATGTGGCGCATAAAAGTTCTTACTGAGCAGTTCGGGCCATGTGGGATAGGATGGTACTACATCCCAACAAATAAGTGGTTGGAAACAGCGGGTAATGAGATAGCAGCTTTCGTTGATATCGAGTTATATATAAAGGTTGATGGGGAGTGGTCTAAACCAATCTCTGGGAACGGCGGGAGTATGTTTGCATCAAAGGAAAAGTCTGGAATATATGTATCTGACGAATGTTACAAGATGGCAACCACAGATGCTATATCGGTAGCGTGTAAGCAGCTTGGGATTGGCGCGGATGTGTATTGGGGTTCAGACCGGACTAAATACAGCAACGAACAAATTTCAGAATCAAAAAGTGAAAAGAGTATTTCAAAAGAAAAGAAGCTAACCGAGGAACAGGTAAATGATTTGATAGCAGAGTGTGATAGGACTGGTAAACATTGGAGGGTCATTTGCTCTCTGTATGCTGTAGAAAAATTTAGTGATATGGTTGAATCTCAGTATAGAGATTGTATTAAAAGGTTCAAGTCCACCCCGGACAAACCCTCTAACGATAATCCTGCCCCTCCAGATAATATGCAGGATAGTGGACTTCCCTGGAATTAAAGAGGTGATTATATGCATGAGTCAGCGGATATAACAGCATACAAGTTGGTTCCAGATGGAACATATTTGCAGATATTTATTCCCGGAAAGAATCTCATGAAACCGATTATTGAGAAGCACATGAATAGATGCAGTGTATGGCTTGATGATGGTAGGCATATCAGTTCCGACCAGCGCCGAAAGATTTACGCCACAGTCAATGATATATCGGCTTATTCCGGGAATGTGCCGGAGGTCGAGAAAGAATGGCTTAAGTATTTACATATCAATCGGACCGGTTGCGGATATTTTTCCCTGTCTGATTGTTCCATGGATACTGCCAGGGAATTTATTAATACCATGCTGGATTATGCGCTGGAACAGGGGATACCATTACTGGATTTTGCCCTTAACCGTACCGATGATATAGGACATTACCTGTATGCATGTTTGAAACTCAAGAAGTGCGCCATATGCGGTCGAGAGGGAGAGATACACCATGTAGATACTATCGGCATGGGAAATGACCGGAGGAAAGTTGATGATTCGGATTATCGCAAAATATGTCTATGCCGGCAGCACCATACAGAAGCGCATAACATAGGGATGACAGAGTTTGAGAGCAAATATAAGGTATATGGTATCAAGTTTGAGGAGAATTAATAGGAGGTTAAATGAAAAAACAAAAGGTAGTGAGAACGTATCCGCACAATTATACAAATCCAACGACTGCTCTTAGAGAAAGCCTTGATAAAGGTTGGTTAGTGGTTATGTGTAACAATACATATTTAGAAAATAATCACACTTGTTTGGAGTATATTCTGGAAAAGGATGTTCCGGAGAATTAGTATTTAGTAAAGGAGATGTAATGAATATTGAAAAAATAAATCCGAGGGTAATTACATATAAGCTTGTACCGGATAAAAGTGATAAGGAATATTTTTCCTGTATGTGGGCGAGATATATCTTTGATTGCGACAATGGTCGGCTGAATATCAATAGCGATGCTGGAGACTATTCTTATGGTTGGGGACACAATGACCATGAAGATTTTATGCATCTCATGAGCAGGGTGAATGCGGGATATCTTTTGAATAAGATTTCTGACCGTACCGTATTTGATATTGACAAAAGCAAAGCGCATACCGTATCTAATGTTCAGAAATATGGTATTGACTATTTTGGGATTAAAGACCAGAAACAGTTAGAGAGTATCGTAGAAGAAATCAATGATATTGATGATGGCGTAAGCGAGGAAACTTTTCTTCGGGAAGTAGATAATATCGTGCCTAAAATTGATTGGGAATCAATAGAAATTGTAAAGGAATATCCGTGCGGAGCAACAACGGTGGTTGATTTATTTATTAAATATTTGCAGCCAAAAATCAGAGAAGAGTTTTACCAGCAGAATTAACATTTGGTATCTATTCCCCTTACGGGATGATACATACAACGGAATTTAGTACTGGTCAGATTGCTAATATGTCACGATATACTTTCTGACCCTGGGCCGGGACCTATCAAACCTCCTTTACCCGGCCCGAAAGGAGGGATTATTTGAAGAATAAAAGAACTGTTAGTGAAGATGTTCAAGCAAGGGTATATAATGCGCTCCTTGTAGGTAAAGAGAATGCATTGAACAGAGATGAACTGGTATCCAAGATAGGGGAATCGGATAGAGATATACGAACCGCCATTGAGATATTAAGGCACGATAAAGTGATTCTTACATTGCCAACAGGGAAAGGTTACTATATACCCCGTGACGATGCACAGGGACGGCAAGAAACAGAGAAATGGCTTGTCAGCCAGAATAATAGGACTAAGAGCATAAAGGCAGCAGAACGTGGAGCACAGCTGTTTATAAGCCGGAATAAGAAAAAAGATAAAGGTATTCCCGGTCAGATTAGTATGTTTGGAGCTGGGTTATGAGAGATAGTGTTGTATTTTATCGCAGCTTCTGGGAAGCCATTAAGCAGCTGCCGGAAAAAGAAAGATTGGAATCTCTTACAGCAATCTTAGAATATGGACTTGATGAAATAGAGCCTAAATCGGCAGGGG